ACTTCCGCGTTCCAGATTTCCTCTTCCGACATGAATTGGCCGGGGTCCCCGTTCGGGGCGCCAAGGCCAACTTGCTGTGGTTCCAAGGAAGGGGCGGAACGAATCTGTTGCCGGCGCACCCGCGTCTGCTGCGCAACGTCAATCCCGGGCTGGGGTTGCTGCAATTCTCCCCCTTGGGAAAACTGCTGGGCAATGTAGGCATCAGCCTTGTAGCGGTCCAGAACCCAGATGCAGTGGTCGGCCCGTGGAGAGTCGGCGAACTGAGCAATCTCAGCCGGCTGCGCCTGCAGCCAATCGGCGAATTCTCGTGATGGGCGTACCGTGGCCCAGTCGGGATGTGCATCCGACAACCGGGCCAATTCCTGCGTCCGTCTCTGACTGAAAGAAGACTGCTGTACTTCCTGCAACCCCCGCGAAACCCCCTCCAGTTGCCGCTGCAAGTAGGTGAGGTTCTGGGTCTGACGTGCAAACACCGCTTCAAGGGCCTTGGCTTCGTCAGGGAACGCGTCTTGGAATTCCTTGAATTCCGCGACATCCGCTAACTTGAAAGCACTCGGCGGTGACTGACCAACTTGGGCTTTACCCGAGTTCGCGCCTTGTGCGGGTTGCTGCGCCGGTACTGCCGTCGCTGTAAGCCGCTCGCGAAGTCGGGCATTTTCCTGTTGGACTGGAGCCAGCCTGCCGTGGAGAGCTGTGTACTGTCCACGTAGGTTGGTTAATTCGGAGGCTACCTGATTGAGATGGGCCTTGGCCTCATCAGGAAGATTCTTCACCCATTCAGGTTCCGCAGCTGCTGCGGCCGTGGGTGCTTGTGGTGCTTGGGCTGGTTGAGCCGGGGGGACTGGCTGCTCTTCGCCGCTTTCCGGGGGAGCGCCGTACTCAGGCTGGCCGTCCTCGTCATCAGGGTTCTCTTCCCCCCCGTTGGCAGGGCCGTACTTGTCGTTGAACGCCTGTTCAAACATGTCCTCGTCGGACAGGAAACTTTCGTCCTCTGGTACCACGCCCTCGGCTGGGTCACGAGCGGCGGCGTTATTCGGCTGGGGCATTAGGTTCCTCGTCACCTAGAATCATGCTTCTTACTTGGCGCAATGCCTTTATCTTGCCTCGGGAAATGTCGTACTCCGAGGGGGTCTTTCCTATCCGTTCAAGAGCCATGTGAAGGCGCCCAATTTCTGAGTCTATGCGGTCCAGAAACTGGGCCACTGCCGGCGAATTGCGGTCGAGCATACTACCTTATCTCCTTGTTGTCAGCCGTAATGTGCGATTAAAACGAGTCATACCCCTTACTGGCGTTCTTGGTCCTCAACTCCTCCCGGTACTGGTCTAAGCGCAGCCGGGCGGCATCGAAGTAATCCTTGCTGGCCTGCTGGGAGTTGGTCACCTGCAGGTCAGCCAGCATCTGCTCACGCTCGCTGGAAATCTGGGCGTTCATGCTCTGGTAGGCGATGCCTTCCTTGCTGGCAATTTCCATCAGCTTGGTCTCGCGGTCAATCAACGCCAGTTGCAGCTTCAAGTCGCGGTCGTTCTGCTTGTCGCGCATCTCGGCATAACGTAGCTCCAGCGCCATCACCTCGGAGTGGTCCACGATGTCCATGGACTGGCCCTGCTGGGCTTCAATCATCATGGCCTGCGCCCGCAAATTATCCGCCTCAGCCCGCGCCGTGGCCGCCTGCGCTTGCGCGTTCTTCAGGTTGACCTCGGCTTCCTGCAGGGGGTCAGGCTGCTGGTTGGCCTTCTCGGCCGCCGCTTCCTCCGGTGACTTAACCAAGGTTTCCACCGGCACGTCCAAGAAATTCAGGTACAGCCGGTACACGTCGTTCATGTTCAGTTCCATGCGTAGCTCGGGGTCGCTGGCCGCCATCTGCATGAGCAACTGAACGTGCTGGGCTTGGGTGTCCTTGACCAGCAGATGGGAAGCGCCACGTACCTCCACCTTGAAGTCGCCCTTGGCGTCTTCGTGCGCCGGGTCGTCGGACTCCATGAACCACTGGTAGAGGGCCGTAATCAACGGGTCGGTGATGTTGTCATCCCAGTTGTGCGCGGCCTGCCGCTGCACGATGTTGGTCTGGTTCATCATGGCGATGTGCACCATGCCCGACGCGCCTGATTCCTGCCCGGCGGCCTGCCCGGTGCCCAGCATGTGCGGCAGCAGGGTGTTGTCGTCGGCGTTCTTCACCGCCTGCTGGTAAACCGGCATGGTGTTTCCCAACGTGTTGGGAACGATGAAGGCTTCCATGGCTTGAGCCATGGGCACGTCCACGTCATTCTTGTACCAGAGCTTGGGCGAACGGATGGAGTAGCTGCCATCGGCCGGCGTCATGCAGCCTTTTTCGACAGCCAACTGCGGCCCCGCTGACACCGAGGTGTTATGGAGAATGGCTGTCCACACCATGTCGATAACGTACTGGTCGTCGCGCATGATGAACGGTACGCCGAAACCGAAAACGTGGGTCTCGTCCTCTTCGTAGTTCCACACCCGGTATGGCACGCGGTCCTGCGCTTCCAGTGGAGCCATGTCGATACGCAGCACTTCATGCTCACTGAACCACACGGTGCCCATGTAGTTGTGCAGGTTGTCCAGCGCGTCTTCTTCCTCGGGAATTTCAAAGCCCATCTCGCGTAGGACCTTCGCGTCGATGATGCCGTGGTACTCCCACACCGCATAGCAGTTCTCGTACCGCGCCATGGAGTAGTTGGTGATGGCAGCACGTTGGGCCAGCACCGTCTCAATCTGCCCGAGAGTGGGTTGCTTGCTCAGCAACTTGGCGGTCTGGCGCGGAAAGAACCCATGCGTCTCAACCATCTGCGACAACTTCATGCGATTGAGGATGTGCAGTTCAAAGGTGTGCTCGCACTCGTCTATGCAGCGGGCGCGTTGGGGGAAGAACATCCACGGCGAGACCCGCGCTACAGCCGGCTCCACCACCCGCTGCATCTTCAGCACCGTCACTGGACCTTGACCGTCATCTATCTCTTCGTAGGTGCGCTGGGTGCGATAGCGGACATAGGGGCCTTTGACGATGCCGGTGCCCAGCTTGCAGCCATCCATGATGACGGCACGGCCAACCTTGGCATAGTCGTTCTCTGACAACGCGTCGCGAATGAGCTGGCGCATCTTGCGGCAACGCTTGGTGGACACTTCCATGGCCAGCTGTTCGTAGTCCAAGTCTTCCATGGACGGCATCCCGCCACCCATCATGGGGTCTTCGGGCGGCATCTCGCCCATCCCGCCACCCATCGCCATCATGCCGCCCATGTCCGGTGGTGGCATCCCACCACCCATCGCCATCATGTCCTCCGTGACCATGGGCGGGCCACCCATCCCCGCTTCCGGCGGGGGCTGACCACCCATGGCCTCTGGGGGCATCGCGGGCGCTGGCGGGGCTGCAGCAGCCTCGGCCGCCTTCTGCTTCTGGTACTCCTCCACCAGCAGTGGAATAGGAACATCGGGGTAGGGGCTGGGGCGCATGTCCCAGTTGGGGGCGTTGGTCGGAAACAGCATGTCACCAATGCGCGAAGCAGCGATGCGAGTCTTGCTACGAGTTTTGTTATCCGTGGGCATCCGGTTCGCCCGCGTGAGCTGGTCATGGCCGGCCACCACGTCTTCCTTGTCGAAGCCACCAATGGTGCCCCAATACTGGGCCTCGTCGGCCAGCATGCGAATCTCCACTGGCGACTTGTCGGCAATGGCCTTACCCAACTCCTTGTCCAGCTCCCGCTCCAGCGCCGCGAACATCTCATCGCGCTTGGCGTCAGCCTCCAGTCGCTCTTCCTTGCTCGCCTTGGATTCCTTCGGTGCTGACTTCAACCCTTTCACGCTGGCCATCACGCAATTCTCCGACTGGGGAAGAAGTTAATCTCCCGCACGTTGCCACCTGTTGGACCACCCCGCGCCTCAGCCCGGGTCTTGGCGTACTTCAGCCCCGACTCGCCGTAACGAAACGCGTCAATCAAATCGTCGGCCTCTTCCACCACGGCGCCCTTCTCATCACGGTGGTAGCGACGGATTTCGCTGATGAGCTGTGGGCAGGTATCCATGATTTTCAGCGTACCGTTGCTGAACCGTTCTTGGATGCGCATGATGCCCGACTCCACGCTGCCGGGGCCTTTGACCACCTTGCGCAAGTTCAGGCCGTGGCCCTTGTACAGTTCAATCATGCGCTTGCCGTCCGCTGCGTTGGTGCCAGCAGTTTCAGCAATGCCCGGTATCC